GGCATAGATTGGATTAGCTATTTAAAAATCTGTGTTGGTATGATGGGAATGAGACCTGTTGATTTTTGGAATATATCACCTCGTGAAATGTATGCTGCTATGTCTGGTTTTAGAAGTTTCCATTCGGCAGAAAGAGATGAACCAATGACTAAAGATTCACTAGAAGAAATGATGGAGTTGTATCCTGACTAATGGCTTCTGAAATTGACAATCTAATAATTCGTATTAAGGCTGACACTTCACAGCTGCAATCTGAATTAAAACAAATAGAAGGTAAAATTAAAATCAGCGGGGCTGCTGGTGGCGCAGCTTTTGGTGGAATGGCGGCAAGTCTTAAAAAGGTTAAGGGTCCTGCTGTAGCTGCAGCAGTAGCAATAGCAGCGATAGTACTACCAATGAAAATGATAGCAGGCGTTGGTTCGCAATTTGAGGATTTAAAAGATTCACTAGACCAAGTATTTGGAAGCATGAAAGCTGGCGATAAAGCAATGGAGCAAGTTTTCCAATTTGCACAAACAACTCCTTTCCAAATAGAAGATGCAACAAAAGCATTTATAGCGCTTAAGTCTGCAGGTATAGAACCAAACATGGAAATGTTGCAAACATTCGCAGATGCTGCTTCTACATCTATAGACCAACTGGGTGCATTTGAGGCAATGGTAAGGATAGTACAAAGGTCAGCAGCAGGTGGTATGGGTTTAGAAGAAATAAACCAATTAGATGATAGAGGTATTCCTGCTACCAAGATACTTACAGAAGCATTAGGTAAGACTAGAGAGGAGCTTTCAGTGTTTGGTAAAACTGCTGAAGGTGCTGCAACAATGATTAAGATATTGACTGATGGTTTACAAGAAAAATTTGGTGGCGCAATGGCTAACAAAATGGATAACCTATCTACTAAAACATCTAATATGGTTATTGCATTCAAACAATTAGCAGATGAGATTTTTAAAAGTGGTCTAGGAGATTTTCTTAAAGGTTTAGTTGATAGATTATCAGCATTAGCTCAATCTATTGGCAAGGTAGTTCGTGCAATGGGAGGTAGGCAAACGACTACTGATGTTACTGGAACATCTAATCCTGTAGAACAAGCAAAAATTTTAAATGCAATGATACTTGAGGAAGACAAAAAATTAGCAACAGCAAGACAAAAAATACAAGAAGGCTTTGGTGGTGTATTCCATAAAAACGTGCGAGACGCGTTAGCCAAATCAATGGACTTAAATTTGCGATTGGATGATTTAACTGTAGATGCTACTGCTGTAAAAGTTACAAATTTGAGTACGTTAGATGAAGGCGATATTAATTTCATGTCAGAATTTAGAAAACTTGTAGTAGATGCACAGCCTGAATTAGAAAAACTTGATGAAACAATCGCAAAAGTTGTCGCTATGAAAGGCAAGTTGAATGAAAAAGGAGAACTTGTTGCTAGCGATCAAGAGTTTGAAAGAGTTCTAGCACAATTAGGCGTTGTGAGAGCGGAGCTTCTTAAAACAGATGAAGTTACTGGTGCTTTAGCCTTAGTATTGGAATCAGCAGTTGATACGTTTTCTACTGATTTTGTTTCTGCTCTTATGGAAGGTGAGGATGCAATGCAGTCATTTAAAGAGATGACCAAACAAATGGTTGCACAAGTTATCGCTGAGTTTCTAAAAATGCAAATAATAAAACCAATGATGAACGCTTTATTTGCCGCAGTAGGATTACCATCTTTACCAGCAGCAGCAGGTGGTGGAACAATACAAGGCGGTCAAGCTACTTTAGTAGGAGAACGTGGTCCTGAAATATTTATGCCTAACACTGGTGGTACTGTTATGAATAACATGAACAGTAAAAACGCTATGGGTGGTGGTGGGACAATTATCAATCAATCTATTAACTTTGCTGTAGGTGTTGTGCCTACTGTAAGGGCAGAGGTGATGAAAATGTTGCCACAGATATCAGATGTTACAAAAAATGCCGTAGCTACATCAGCAATGCGTAACGGCACATACAGGAGAATGTTACAAGGTGGCTAAATTAATACCTATGCCTAATACCCCTAATTTTGTTAGAAGTGAATTTAATTTAATAAGGGTTATTGGAAGTACAACATCTCCGTTTACTGGAAAACAAAAGTTCCAAGAATTTGAAGGCGCATTTTGGACTGCCGCAGTAAGTCTTCCGCCAATGAGAAGGGATGTAGCTGTTGAATGGCAATCATTCTTACTTGAATTAAATGGCTCTGTAAATATTTTTAAATTTGCAGACCCTGATGCCTTAGTTAACAGAGGAACTTATGATGCTACCGCATTAGCTTCTGAGATTAGGGTAAATAATACTTCAGTAACTTTGTCTTTCACTACTGCTGGAAGAATAACAGCTAATGCTTCTACTTTTGCTAGTGCGATAGTAGGAGATTTCATAGTTGTCACAGGTGCTTTAAATGAAAATAATAATGGTACTCACAAGATTACAACTAAGACAAGCAACACAGTTGTTGTAACTGATGGTGATTTCACTACTGAAAACAACAAAGCGGGTTGTAAGGTTAGAACCAATGTTAAGGGTGCTACTGGATTATCTATTAAGGCTTCCTCTAACGGCGCTACAGGTACTATTAGAAAAGGGGACTACCTTAGTATCCAATCAGCAGCAAACACAACAGGTACTCCCGCTCAGTTAGTTATGGTTACAGAGGATGCTACTCTCACAACTAATAGCGGAACAGATAACTACGCAGTTAAAATACAACCAAAATTAAGGTCGGACTTAGCAAGTGGACACTTTGTTATTTTTGCAAACCCGAAAGGAACTTTTAGGATGTCAATTGATGAAGCAGGTTGGTCAGCAGACAAAATATCAAATTACGGAATAAGTTTTTCTTGTACTGAGGCAATATAAATGGCAACGCGACCAGGACTAGACGAGTCTATTATAGGAAGATTAGGTGCAGACCATCAGGCTTTATTTGTAGCAGTGAAAGCAGAGTTTGATACAGATGACATAAGAGTTTGGTCAGGTATAGATGAGATAACAATTGCTTCAGAAGCTTATATTGGAGCAGGAACACTTCTAGCTATAGGCGGCGTTGAAGAAACTGCAGATTTGAGTTCTAATAATCTAACTGTAAGTTTATCCGCTATGGATAGCACCGTATTAAGTTACGCATTAGAAGAAAACTACCAAAATAGATTCATCACATTATATCTAGGTTACGTCATGGGTGGTACTAACGAAGTTGCAGGAACTTTGACTTTGTTTAAAGGAAGAATGGTCAATTTAACGATTACTGATAGCACAGAAGGCGCAACTGTAACTATACAAGCGGAAAACAGGTTAATTGATTTGGAAAGACCATCGCATTTTAGATACACCAAAGAATCACAAAACTTTTTACACTCAGGTGATACTGGCTTCAATAGAGTTGCATCTTTGCAGGACAAGGAAGTTATATGGGGCAAAGATAGCAACGGATATAATGTAGGTGCTTCTGATGATAGAAGAGGAAGCTACGGCGGTACTAGAAGAGAAAGTGAAGAATGAAAAAATTACCTGATTGGGAGTTTGCATTTGATTCCTTTATAGACAGCAATAAAAACAAATCTTTTATGTGGGGAGAATGGGATTGTTGTTTATTTTCAAACTCTCTTATACAAAAAATTACTGGTGAAGATTTAATTCCAAAAACCCTCACATGGAAAGATGAGGCAAGTGCTAAGAAGTCTATAAAAAAATACGGTGGTACTTTATTAAAAAGCATAGAAAAGGCTTGTGTTAATAAAGGCGTTTTAGAAGTTGATAAAATGTTTGTTACAAAAGGGGACTTAGTAGTCTACAAAGAAAAGACAAATCTTGTAGGAATTTGTGATGGTATGAATGTGTTATCACCATCAACAGATGGTATAGAAGTAAAACCAACAGAATTAATTGTAAAGGCATGGCGTATAAATGGGTGATTCAGTAAAAAAAGCAGTTACAGTCTTTGTTGTAGTTTGGGCAGTTGCCACAGGTGCTGCATTAGTATTTGGTAAAGCTGGTTTATTTGCTGCAGGTTCGTTTTCGTCAGCAGGTGCTTTTCTTTTTGGTATTAGCACAACTACTTTAGCGACATATGCAGCTTTAGGCACTCTTCTAATGGGTTCTATAACGTCTGGTGCAGGAATTTCAGAAAACTTTGGTAGCAAAGGTTCAGTAAAAGGGTCAGCAACGCCAAGACAAATAATATATGGAAAAACTAGGGTTGGCGGAACTATTGTCCATATGGAAACTACAGGTGTGGACAACTACCTCATGCACATGGTCGTTGTAATTGCTGGACATGCAATTGAGAGTTTAGAAAATTTAAGAATTAATGATGTTGATATCACAACTTCATCAAGCACTATAAGTGGCTCAACAGTTTTAACAAGTACAAATACGAAGTTTACAAATACAGACAATGCTAGTAATTTTGGTAGCGGTAGATTGCTCAGGTATTCATTTGAAGACGGAAGTCAGACTGCAGCAAATGGTTTTATGACGGCACAACTAAACTCAATGGGAAGCACTGATAAATTTTTAGGATGTGCGTTTGTTTATATACAAATGGCTTTTGATAGTGAAGCATATGGAGGGGGAATACCGCAAATATCATATTTAGTAAAAGGTAAAAATATCTTTGACCCTCGTACTGGTGCTGCCGCATCAAGTGATTTACAAAGGTCTAACCCAGCTTTAATAATAAGAGATTATTTGGCTAACACACAGTATGGAATAAAAGCTAAATCCGTTGAAATTAACGATACTACTAATGCTGGGGGATTTGCTTCAGCAGCTAATACATGCGACCAAAATGTAACACTTGCAGATAATTCAACAACTGAGAGAAGATATACAGCAAATGGATTTACTAATTTTAGCGCAAACGGAACAAATGTTATTGAAGGATTGCTTACATCAATGGCAGGAAAGGTGTCTTATGTAAATGGTCAATTTTGTATTTTTGCAGGAGCATCACAAACGCCATCTTTAACAATAACAGATGATGAATTATTAGCACCCGTGTCTATATCTACAAAAACTGGTTCAGGTGATTTTTATAATACTGTTAAGCCAATTTACGTTGATGCAAGTAATAATTTTGTAGGCTCTGATGCAGAGGTGTATCAAGATACTGCAATGCTAAATGCAGACACGCCATCAGGGGAATCCACGGCTAATTATGTAAAAATTATGGAAACACAACTGCCCTTCACAGTCACTGATACTATGGCACAAAGGATAGCAAGAATAGGCTTAAAATCACAAAGACAGACTGTTGCTCTAAGCTGTATGACTAGCTTAAAATTTATGCAATTACAGCCAAGTGATTGGGTGTATCTAACAAATGAAAGGCTTGGATATAACCAAAAAATATTTGAAGTGATGGCAACTAATGTTGAGGTTATGACTACTGGTGACA